CAGCTTTTCGTGGCATTAAAATCTACCGCTAGTAGGCCCACCTACGCCAAACTTAACAGCATTTACAAACTCTGCCTGCCTTTCTTGCGGCATCATATCAAAATTTAAACCAGACCTAGCAGCTAAACCTCTAGCCTCATCTACTATAGCAGCCATTCTAACCTGTTCTGCTTGTGCAGCAGATATACGCTGTTGATTCATAACAGTTGCAGCAGGAGGTGCTATATTATCTGGCTCATAACCTCTACTTGTTAAAACCCTTGGGTCAGTCTGAGGAACAGCATTTACAGCCTGAACAATAGGTGACGTATTAGGGCTAACCATAGCACGCTCCATCTCAGAACCATATGGCTTTACGCCCATATCATTAAGCATACCGCTAAAAATACCACCCTTAAAAGTATCACCGCGAGTGTCAAAACCACCGCCATCCATAGCATCAAATAAAGCAGGAACGTAACGCTTGTTTACTTCATCAAAATAACCATACCTACCATCAGAATTAGCTGCCGCCCTATCTTCAGCAGAAGTGCGCTCATATCTAGCTGCGCCCTTGTTAGAACCAAGACCGCCCTTGCGTTGTTCTGGCGTACCACTATGAGCAGCAGCAAAAGGATTAGGCTTACCAATTATTTTAAAATGCCTATCTATTTTTTGAGCGTGAGTTAATTCTTTCTCTTCAGCCATTACTTCTTACCCTTCTTTTTAGATTTTTTCTTCTTAGGACGCTTCTTAGCTGTCTTAGCCGCATCTTTAAAGTCTTTATCAGAAGGTGCGCCTTTTGCGTTCTTCTTACGCATTTTCTCACCAGAACCAGCTTTAATTCTAGCNCTCTTTTTNGCAATNTTNCTATATAAAGACATTATTTNTTNTTNNCTTTTTTAGCTTTTTTCTTTTTCTTAGTCGTTTTTTTAGGAGGTCTACCCATTGTAGAACCATAAGTACCCTTACCGCTNGGCATAANNANCTCCTTTATTTTTCTAAACACATACCACATTATGCAATGCCACGCAAATTGCGTTTTATGTCGCCCNTCCANCTANTAAATGCTCCAGATAATGCAGTTGCAGCATCACTAGCCATCGTTAAACAAAGCGCATCAGCTAAATCAGGTGACGCTAATCCACGCTTACGCATCTCATCCTTACTCTCAGCTTTCATCTTACCACTAGACGTAAAGCTATATCTAATACCTGTCAATTCCGCTAACAACTGATCGTCTTTTGGCAACTTACAAGCGCGATCTTCAAACCAACCCTTAGTTTTAAACCACAACTCACTACGCAAATTTAAATATGTAGCGCCCATACTAGGCGCTTCTGCAACATTAACACCACGAACAGGCAACTCTAGCTCACGCAATCTATCAACAACACCAGAACCAAGCCCAATACTATCCACAAGTATCTCTCTAGGCCGTCTGGATGGCTGTAAACCTTCATATTCTGCAACAACACGACCAACAGTCTGCATCAAATCTAAACCAGACCAAGACCTCATTTCAGTCACAATAGAACCCTGACGCTTGCACAACGCAGTTTTGTCATTGCCAAACCTACTAACGTCTAAACCCCACACACTTGGTAAGTCTTCATCACCCTCAACATCACGATGTATTGCATTCTCAACCAAGTGATACGGAATAATCGTATCATCGTCTGCTTGAGGAAACTCCCCTAACACCCTGATTCTAAAGGCATTACTGTCTTCACCGTAGCGCAACTTCATTTCCTCGACAAACTCATCACTCACCAAAGGACTATCTACGCATGACCAACGCCTTGTCCACCAGCTATCAGCAAGCCTATTTTGGCTCTCAAAAAACGTGCCGCTAGATCTAGTGGGGTTGCTCAACATAATTGTCGTAGCATTATGACCAGACATAGAGCCAGCAGCAGCCTCAAATACTTGCTCTGGCACACCACTAGCCTCGTCTACAATCAACATAACGTGTTCTGAGTGTACNCCNGCNAANGCTTCTGGCGTTTCTGCTCTTGAGGTTCTAGCCGAAATAAACATCTCACTAGGNGCAGNNGTATGNTCAACACGATCAGACTTTACGTTTAANACTTCCTTAAACGCATCAGGTAACTCATTNATCCACCGCTTCATCTCAGCAAATAAAGCATCAAACAACTGACTAGAGGTAGGTGCGGTTACAACAACCTTATTCGGNTAATGCATCAAGAAATACCAAAGCATAGCCCAAGATGCAGCAGTTGACTTACCAGTTCCATGNCCAGAGCGAATTGAGATTTTACGCTCACCGTCTGCAATAGCCTCAAGAAACTCAGCCTGATAATCTAACGGCTCTACACCAAGCACTTCTCTCACAAACAATGTCGGGTTTTTAGCGTAACGCTGGGTAAACTCAATCATCGTATTCTGAGATAAGTCATTCATGGTCAATAACCTTCATCTTACGCAGCGCATCTAAATGCAAATCACCAATGTTAATCTGGATGTTTTGCTGACTGCCTGTACCATACCGATTTTTGTTTAAAGATGAAGCTATAAAATTATGCTGCTGCGCTAAACCCTTCGCAATGCCAATATCAACTTGATTAACATTCGCCTCAGCTAACGTCACGGCTGTTTTTACCGTTTAACGCCTCATCAACCTCAACATCACGCCTATCCTTAATATCGTTTAAAATATCAAAAGCTGCATCAGCATGAGCATCAGCAACTTGATGCTCTATCTCGCGTATGGCATTACCATACTTTTCGCTCTTTACAATGTTACGCCTAAAATAGCCACGATCTAACCCAAGCTCTTTAGCAATCATAGGTATCGTTTTGCCTGCAAGTAATTCCTGCTGCAAAGTCTCAACTCCACCACGCTTATCTAACTCTGCAATAGCTTTTTTGAATTTTGGTCTGCCTGCCATGCTTTCCTCATATTATTACTTCGCCCCGTACTGCAACTAATAATAATAATATACTAAAGTAATTATTATTATTATTAGTATTCGTATTTGTACGCAGAAGTATAACTAATAATAATAATAAAAGCTAATAATATTAGTTTTATTAGTGGGGGTGGGTGCTGCGAGAAAACTAATAAAACTCAGGGAGGTTAGATTTTATTAAACAGCACCCAAAAATCCTATAACACAAATTTTTGTGTGTGGGAATGTGTTATAGCAACGGTGGGGGGGGAGGGGCTAGGTAGGGGGGGGTCTAATTTTTGTATACCGTTGCATCTCATTGTTTGCAGTTAGTCAAAGACAGTACAACTAGAGTCAAACATGGGGCGTTGTTCTAAGTTTAACCAATATTAAACAATGTTGAACAATACGTTGCGCTTTGTTTCGCATTGTACTATTTGCGCGCGCCCGTGCGCGACCTTGTGCTTTACCGCGTGTTTGTTTGCATTTTGGCAAAAACCAAACAATGCTAAACAATTGAAAACAATTGTATACTAAACAGGCGCTATGCTCTGAGAGGCTCTGAGATGCTCACTGAGAGCAGAAAGGCCTTTTGCATAGTTTAGGTTATAAAATCTCATTACCCTAATATTGCTATAATATCGCTATAATATTAAAAGCATTTGACCTGATATAAAAAATACTGTTTAAATATATATATAACGAATCAAAGAAAGGCTAAACCAATGGATAAAAGAACTAATCAAGTAATGACTGAAATCAGCAGTACCTGTATTGAAATGATGCAGGAACACGGCTCAAACTGGACAAAACCTTGGCGCGATATAATTGCCAAAGGTCAACCATTAAGCGCTAAACAGCGCAATTATAATGGCATCAATAGAATAAGTTTATCAATTCATATGATCAAACGCGGTTATACTTCACCTGTCTTTGGCACATTCAAACAATGGCAAAGTTTAGGCTACAAATTAAAAGATGCTAAAGGTAAAGGTATCAATGTGATATTTTTCCAAATAGTAAAATACAAAGACAAAAAGACTAATGAAGAAAAAACCTTTCCAACATGGAAAGTATTCACTGTTTTCAACTCTCAATATGTTGACGGTTACAAAGGTGACTTCCTACCTGAAGAAAAAGAGCTATCGCAAGAATGGTCTGATATTATAGACGCTGAAAACTTAGCAGAATTAACAGGTGCAAAGTTTATCAATGAAGACGCCAACAGCGCTTATTATAGGCCGTCAAACGATACTATTAATATGCCTGCTAAAGAGCAGTTTAAGAATGCTTCAGGCTATTATGGAACACTGTTTCACGAGCTAGGTCACTGGACAGGCAGCAAAGAAAGATTAGACCGTAAATTTGGTACTCGTTTCGGTTCAGACGGCTATGCTTTTGAAGAATTGATAGCAGAATTAACAAGCGCTATTTTATCAGGTCTGACTAAAGTTGACGCTGAACCGCGAGCAGATCATGCTAAATATTTAAACAGTTGGATTGAGTGTCTAAAGAGTAAACCTGACGCTATACAAAAAGCTGCAAGCGCTGCTGACAAGGCTGCAACATTCATTTTAGAAGCTGCTGAACAATCAGAAACAGAAAATCTAAAAGTAGCGTCTTAGGGCGCTACACTAACCAAAGAAAGGCTAAACAATGGGATATTATAATAAAGTTTTTTCAGGCGATACTATGGGCGCTGCAATGAACGAATTTAATAAATACAAAACAATGATAGACCACAAAAAACATCTATTAAGACGGACATTTAAAAACAGGCATAATAAGCATCCACATTTTAACAAAACAGCGAATAAGGTTTGGATAGAAATTTATATTGAAGACCTTAGACGGTTTCAAAATTAATATAGCGCTTAGCAGCGCCTAACGGCGCTGCATTGCCCTGTATTGATGCAGGATAACAAAACAAAGAAAGGCTAAATAAATGAGATTATATGCAAATGTTCACGGTCAATGGGTAGGTACTCAAGTTGAAGCTAAAAAAATCAATGCTCGTTATGTCGAGGTTCCAACCGATAAACCAAATTTAATAAAGATGTTAAACAAGCTAGGGCAATCTTTTATTAATACCGCTATGTCAGAAATAGACAAAGCTAAAGAGATTGGAAAGGCTGAAGGCCACAAGCTTTCCAGAAGCGCTACAAGCGCAATAGATTTAAATCAGCATGAAGTACATGATGTAGTTTTAAATTGCGACAGAAAGCATCTAGGCGCTGCCCTAAGTGCTATAATTAATCGACTGCATGATGAAGTAGAAGAGGTTTAAAAATGGCTAACAATCCAACTGCTAAACTGCCGCTAGTCGAGCGTGTAATAATTCAGGTTTATGATGATTATTTCAATAAACCAAATAGGCGCGACGCTATAAATTTTATTGAAAACAATATCCCAAAAGAAAAACTTCAAGAATACATGGAGGGCATAGAATACGATTAATAATATTATCAGACTAGCCTTTAACGAGGCTAGTTTATAATATTATTGTAATATCATATAATATTGTTAAAGTAATAATACGAATCAAAGAAAGGCTAAACCAATGAAACTTAAAAAAATAAAATCAAACGTCACAGAATTAACTTTTAAAAATCATTATGACGATTGCGATGTAACTCTGTTATTCTCTTATGACACACCAGTTGCAGGATATGACGTTAAAGGTGCGTTTAAAACGACTACAAAATTTAGTCAGACAACAACTAAACACATCAATCAATATTTTGGCGATGTGCAACCTCGTTTAGTTGTTCAAGAATATATTAATGCAATAAGAGATGGTGAGGCTTAGACAATGAAATATTTACCTACCTTAAACATTTGGAAACCAAGCATTCACAATGCTATTAGAAACGGTCAAATCAAGTTGCAGCGCGGTCAATGGTTGCGCTGTGGCTCTAGCGGCAAGCGCTGTCGCTTTGTAGGTTTCTTAAATGATCGCTCTTTATGGGTAACGCATTGGCAAGGCACACCAGAAAAAAGCAACGCTAAATTTTTAAGTGCTGTTAAAAATTACACTGCGAGGGCTGCGATATGACTATTTGGACAGGATGCGAAAAGTTTAAGTTTACACAACAGCATTTTAACGGCGAGACTACAGTAAAAATTCTTGAGTTTAAAGAAATAGCGAATAGAAAAAACAGCAAGTATAAATATCAATTATATGTAGACGGACGCAAGAATAGCACAGTTTATAAAAACTCTAATGAGGTTATGGATCATATAAAATCATTACTTCTAAAACCATATGTTGAAAGGCTAGAACAATGACTACACGCGAAATAATTTGGTACACGTTTACAAGCTCACTTTTATTAACTGGAATTTTTGCAGCGTGTTTTATGCTGTATGCAATCACAGATTTAATAAATATAATTTTAATGATGAAAGGCTAAACAAATGATAACTGGCGATATACACGTTGATTTTTTAATGAACGATCTTAATGTAAGTTTCACTTTCACAACGACATTAGATCAACTTGATTTACCTAACGACCATGAACCTAGCGATAGTGAATTAAAAGAAGCTGTTTATAATTTAGTT